GGTTTACCGTTAATCTTTACGATACTCATTTATTCCACCTCTGTATTTATCCTGTGTTAAAATTTTTAAAGCTCATGTTTTTTTCTCTGGATGTTATTTATCCTAAAAAGTATTAGTGTGTCTTTTTGGTCGTTTTTCGCCCTATATTCACGAGCACTAATGACCAAAAGCTCTTTTTGCTCTCTCAGATAATTCTTGTCGTCGCTCTTCAGACATTAATTTTCTAAAACCTATTGCGCTTTTAGGTAGTTTCGCCCTAACCAATACCGCAGTCCCAGATTCTAATCGTTCCAATACCTCTACATCATCGCCGTACAACTTTGTCATTCTAGTAATATGTGTCGGTACCGATGAGTAAGCAATCCATTCTTGATTTTCGTAATCATAGTTCAATGTCGTTTCTCGGTCTTCTCTTGAATAACCGTCGCTTACAGTTTTTGTTTCTTTGGTAATTCTTGCCATTTATTCCACCTCTATATTTACGTTTCTAATTTTTAAATTGTCATACTCTAGTATTTCGTTAGGATTGTTATATAAGTAATCTGCCAGCGCATCTTTTTCGTTATCCACATCACCAAAATGCTTATATTCAACTTCTGTAGGTATTCTTATATCAATCGTTGCGTTTATATATGCTTGTTGTTGCATTAGATCACTTCATTTCTCTTTTGCGTTCTCGTCTTGCTTTAATTAATTCCTCGTAAGTAATCCATGTTTTGCCTGTGTACTTAGGTGCTTTACATATCCACGTTAAATTCACATCTCTATACTGATATCTGAATATCTTCGCTTTGATGTTGGCAACTTCAGTCGCCTTACCTTTAACATCTAAAACTTCGACCAGTTTGCCATCCTTCCACAAAGAGAAATCAGCTATATACGTAATCGGTCTTTGTTTCCCAAATTTAGGTTGTAGTTCGAATTTCGGTTGTATTTCGATACGATCATAGTTAGTGCCATTCATATTACTTTCTAAATATTGGTAATATTCACACTCTACTTTGCTATCAAATACAATTCCTTTGTACTCAACTTTCTTAGCGTTGTATTTACTCATCGTCCACCTCTAAATATCAAATATCGTTGCTTGTAAACCTAGCTCTTGCTCATATAGAAGTCCGTGAGCGCCTTTGAATCGTTTTAGGTCACTATCAGTCATGATTTTCTTTTCGTCGCTGAAATGGGCTCCTGTGAGCGAATAAACTTCATTTACGTTGTCTTTATACTTGATGACCTTAATATCTTCCGTGCCATCTTCTCGGTATAAGTAATATTTTTCTTTCGGCATTTTTAACACTCCTTAATATTCGACGATAGCGGATCTTTCTTCTTTTTCTTTCAACTTATCATCAATAAGTTTTTTAAGTTTCTCTTGGTCTCCGTTTGCAAAATCAATCATCTTTTGAGCATATACATCTCTACAATGTAATATTTCTTTTATATTTTGTTTTGTTATTACCATGCATCTCGCTCCCTGAAATCGTCTCCGATTACTCTTACTTTTCTTGCATTGTGTTTCATTCTTGAATTGATACGTTGCCAGTTCATATTTTGATTTAGTTCTTTATCACTAAAGTTAGTTGTAAAGATGTTGTTTTTACCTACTCTGTTATCAACAATGCTAAAAAGTTTATTTAAAGTGTGTTCTGTGTTTTCTACACCCATATCATCTAGTACAAGTAAATCAATATCACTTAGCAATCTGACTAGCTCGTCTGTAGTTTCAACTGCATTTTTGTTGTATGTCGCTTTGATACGATCCATCAACATTGGTATATGCATAAAAGCAACTGTATGCCCTTTAGCTTTGACTGCTTTTGCTATAGCGTATGCTAGGTGGCTTTTACCAGTTCCATATGAACCTTGCAATATTAATGATTTTGGTTCTTTTGTAGAGAAGCCTTGTACGTACTCTATTGCTGTTTGTTTAGCTTGTACTTGTTTTTCATTTTGTGGCTTATAGTTGTTGACTGTTGCATCTCTTAATGACGGATTAACATTTGATTGATTGAAAATATAATCAAGTTTCTTTTGTTTATTCCTTTTGTATTCTTCATAAGCCAATCTTTGAATTTCGCATTCGCAACCGTCTTTGTATTCATATCCATTTTCAAACTTATATAAGTCGTATTGACGCCCACATTTATCGCAATTCTGTCTTAGTATTACTTCGATTGGTTGATACTTTTTTAAACTTTCGTTTATTTTTTCGTTGAATAACGGTTTCATAAGATCCTCCTAGTCCCAATAACTTTCGTCGTACTTCATACGTTCCAATTGATCTATGCCAGTTTCTTTAATCTCTTCGCTATAATCATTCATATAGCTTTCGTTAGTTAAAAACGTTTTAGGGTACTTTTGATATTGTTTGTCTGTAATAGTTTTTAAATATTCTCGAGTACCTTGCATGATTTGCTCAAAAGTATGTTTCTTTAAGCATGATTTGAATTTAGCGAAAGACATCTTCTTATCTTTTTTCTTGTTGTAAAGTTTCCACCATTCCTCAAATTGCTCATGCGTAACGTCAGTTGCGCTATTATTTGAACTTAAATTCTTATCTATATCTTTTTCTTTATCTCTTTCTAATTCTTTATCTAATTCTTTATCTTCTTCTGTTGCGTGACTGTCACGTGACGTCACGTGACCATTCAACAATTTTCTGTTGTTTTCTCGTTGCTTTTGTTTCCTCAATCTGTTCTGCGCCCTGATTTTCTCGAGTCCTTCAATGTTTTGGTGCTTTTCCCAGTTTGTCACTTTTATGACACCATTAACTTTTTCAATCATGCCCAATGTCTCAAAAGTTTGAATTGCTAACCTTATTGAGTTGATAGGTCGGCTAAACTCATTTGCTAACATTTCTTCGTTGTACGGCAAATTTTCAGATAGCATAATGTAACCTTGTTCGTTGTACTTTCCTGATAAAGTTAGCAACTTAACCCAAATGGTTATGATCGTATCTCTTTCGGGTAAAGCTTCGATATATTTGATTTTGCTGTCATCAAACATGCCAACTTTAAGTTTTATCCACGATACTTCTCCCATTGTTTTCTCCTTTCAGCATTTCGTTGAGCCTCTCATCAACTTTTATCCACGAGTCATGCAATTGATATTTATCATCAAATGACTTAACGCCCATCGCGTGTTGCTGGTTATGATGTTCGCGACATAACGCTAATACATGTTTGTCATAGTGATTCATCTTATTTCTGTTCATGCCTCTGCCGACTGCTTCATAATGCGCTAGGTCAGCGTGAGGCTTTCCGCATATAATGCAATGACGCGTAACAGTTGCCCAATAAAGATAATTTTTATCTTCTTTCATCAATTTGCTTGTTTTATAATTTAATGGAATCGCATTTGTAAAAATCCACTCAAACATCGCTTCTATAATTTGCTTAGCTATAGTTCGAGAACAATTTGATAAAGATATGCGTTCTTCATAGCCATACAGAAACTTCACATAATCTTGGAACATTTGTCTCATATAATCTCGAGGCTGTCCTGTATGAGCTTCTATATCGTTACACAATGCGAATATCAATTTACGTTGTTGTCCAGTAATTTGAAACGGATCTATAACGTTTACATCTACTTCCACATCAAATCCGTTATCAAGTAGTAATGTTTCTTTATTGCCTAATTCAACACCCGAGATGACAACTGTTGTTGTGCCGTCGTCTTGAGTGATATAACTAGTAATTATTGGCATCTAATCATTCCAATCAGAACGGGAGGTCATCATCAGTAATCGCAGTGGTATTATCAAAAGGATTATTACCAGTTTGAGTTTGTCTTTGTTGATGATAATTGTTGTTTTGTTGTTGGTTGTTATTCTTCGGTTCTAAGAATTGAACACTGTCCGCTACTACTTCTGTAACAAACACACGTTGCCCGTCTTTGTTTTCATAACTGCGTGATTGTAAACGTCCATCAACGCCAGCCAATGACCCTTTGGATAAATAATTATTTACATTTTCTGCTTGTTTTCTAAAAGTTACACAGTTAATAAAGTCTGCCTCACGTTCTCCTTGAGCGTTAGTAAATGTTCTGTTAACTGCGATAGTGAAAGTGGTAACACTCACACCATTCGGCGTTGTTCTATATTCTGGATCTTTTGTTAAGCGTCCTACTAATACTGTTCTGTTTAACATTATTGTTTTCCTCCAGTAATTGTTTTTGCGTTGTTTCGTATTTTTTGAATAGCTTCTGCTGCTTGTTTTTCTGTTAATTTATAGTTATTTATGTCGAATTTTTGTTCTACTATATTTTGTGGAGCTTCTTTATCCGTGCCCTTTATCAATTTAGTGAAACTTATAACCTCTTTCCTTAAAATCCCTATAGTTTCGCTACTTGCCCATTGCGTTCTAGTTTGCTGTTTTGGATTATTATTTTTTCCACTTGCTTCATTTCCGTCATCGTCTTGGTCACTAGTAATACCGAAAATCGCAGATAGCGAATAACGTTTAAGATAACTTATTAACGAGCCTGCTCCTTGTGGCGTATTCTTTTCTGCATTCATAAATACAGGATCATACTCGATATATTCACCGCTTTCATGCATAAGCATTGTAGCGACTCCTACGCGCCCGTCTACATCGTTCAAAGCCCATTGAGTATAAGACAGTCCATGAGGTGTTGCCGCCTCGTCAATGGCTTCTACAACGTTCTCAAGAGGTACGTATTTTGATTTGAAAAATGGATTATTTTTATCTTTGAGCGGTTGTTTTACTTCTTTACGAAACGCAACCATAGCTTTGTTTATTTCTACAACTGTTTCTGATTTATTCATCACTTAATCACCAGGCTTTCTGTTACCTTTAATTCAACGCCAGGAATATCTTTCCCATCTTTCAAATCATCGATTAGTTGCTTAGAATTAAGTTTCGGGGCTTGTGATAGCCAATAATCCTTTGGAATAAGTTTTTCATCGATAATATTTTTACTAGCCCCGTTTTTGCGCTTGTAAATATGATTAGTAGCTGTGCGGTAACTATCTACTTCCTGTGTTTCTAACATCTCTTTTAAATAATCTTTTAATCGATCAGTTAAATTTTGTTTTTGTTTTTTTAAATTTTGAAGTCGCTTAATCTCTTTATCTATGACATCTATGTCACCTAATGTTTCACGTCTCCAATTGACGATGTTATCTACTTTGACATTCATTTCTGCTTGGATAGAATCTAATGTGTCTTTTAATAATGTTGGATCTAATTCATCTTGATTAGACAACTTTTTAAATGCTTCTGATAGCTCATATAGATTAGCCATTAGTTAATCCCCCTCTACCATTTCATGACTAAGTTAATTAGTCTGTCCTGTTCGTCTGTGTTCTCTTCAATCCATTCATCTATTGCTTGGTTGAATAATTCTGATGCCATATCTAAGTCATTCTCATCTACGACATAAGCATGTTTAATTGGTACGTTGTTCATATCTTTAACTTGTATTGATATGCCCATATGACCTTTTAAAATGAATAGCTTAAAATCGAATCCGTTAACATGAATATTTTTGCGTATGATTTCGCCTACTTCGTAATACATTGTTTTAGTCCTCCTTGCTGTCATCAATACCGAGAAATTTTTGTGATTTACACATTTGGAGAACATTGACAATGTCTTTATAACTCTTAGTGCTATCCAATAAGGAAGCAAGATCGAAAGTATGACCA